TGAACCAAAACCGAAAGGATGCCTGGGGGCGCATCAAACGGGGCGCGGGGCTCTTTACGGTGGCCTGCCCTGCCCCTAGGTATGATGCCGCGCCATTGGTGGCAGCATGGCGTTGATCTGCGCGGTGATCCTTGCCGCTATACTTGCCCTACTGTTAGACCTCTAGCAGTTGCCAACTCTCACAAGCCCCCGCAAGGGGGCTTTTTTTATGCCTCGACCAAAGCCCGAAGGTCTGATTTTGAGGTGGCGAGCATATCAGGGGCGCAAAATATGTGCTTGCGGGTGGAATGGGCGCGGGAGGCCAACCGCCCACAATCAACCCATCCGGCTTCTTTGAGGGCGTGCATAAGGGCGGCGGGTACGATCTTGGTGCCCACCGGCTGCGCCTGACCTTGCAGGCGGTCGCAAAGACCATGGAAGGGCGAGCCCACCACACCCCGCGCAAACTCGCCCACGCGGCGGCGCATCTGGTCAAGCAACCAGGACTCCGCGCCGCTCATGGTGTGCTCGACCATGATGGCCTTGGCCTCAGTCATGGGGGGCGCTGCGTTTGGATTCCATGCGGACACGTCGCGGGTGTGCAAGTAAGCCGCCACGGCTTCAAAGCCGCCCCGGTGTTGATACCAATTCCACAAGCTCACGGCCTGAGCCTCTGCTAGTTTAGGCGCGTCTGACCAAAGGCAGAACCATCGGCGGTCTTCGGAGGGGATAGAAATGGCTGCGCGTTCGTTGGAGAAGGCGATGACAAAAACGCGATTCAAGGCCATGTAGGGGTGCAAGCCCTTCCGATTGACAGGCAACAACTCAGGGGGTGCGGCGATGATGGGCTTGAGGGTGTTTTCCAATGCCCGGCGGTCTTTGGCCTCGGCCTGCCTAAGTTCGGCGATCTCCATCACCTCGCACTCCAGCGCGTAACCCCATTGGGAGGTCAGTTCTTCATTCTTGACCAATGAGCAATTGACCTTGGCCTTGCCGCCAATGGCCCAAAAGAAGGGGGCGAACAACGTGTCTTTGCCGCTGCCATGGTTGCCGCCCATCAAAATGGCGTGATTGATCTTGTGGGAGGGAAACTGCACTTTATGGGCCAAGGCGTTTAAAAGGTGCTCACGCTCGAAGGGCTCGGGCACCATGCGCTCCAGGTGGCGCATCCATTGGGACACGTCGCCCGCGATGGGCTCCGGGCGGGCATCGCGCCATCGGTTGCCGTACACCTGACCATCGCGGGCGACTAACACCGTCTCGCCTGCGGCGTAGGTGATGCCGACTAATGCCTTGCCGCCCTTGGCTTGGCGGTGCTCATCGAAGGCGTAGGACGCCTCGACCTTGCGCTTGTTGTTATGCACAGAAATGCACTTGATGTGCCGGTACAAGGCGTTGAACGTGCCCCGCGACAATTCGCGCCGGTCTTGCATATCAAAGTAACCGTCGTCGGTTTGTATATACGCGAACCGATCCCACCACTCGGCCATCTGGATGCGGCCCAGTTCCTTGCGCTCGACCTCGGCGATGACGCGCGCGGCCTCATCGGGGTAGTCGGCGGTCGGTGCTAACTTACTTAAAGCTGACTCCATGGCCTGGGTGAGCAGTTCCTCACGCAAGCCCGGATTGTGGGCGGGGCCACCTTGGTCGGCCACCCACGTCAAAAAGGCGCGGGAATCGAAGTCAACGCAATGCGAATGCAGGCAACAATAGGCCCGGTTGGCGGGCATGTAGCGGCCCTCTGGGTTGCCGTCGGTATGCTCGGCACCATTGGGGCAGATGACGCCCGCCCAGCCCTCGCCATTGGGCTTGGACAAGAGCAGACCCTGGCCACTGAGCCACGCCATCACGTCGTCCGCGCCATCGTCTGAGATGCGAATGGGGCGCAGGGTGAGCGAGTCGGGCTCGACCGGGGTAACGTCCAAGGCGGCGCATATGTCGGTGAGGCTGAACTCACGGTTGGGGTGAAACTCCACCAGGCGCGCGGCAAAGTTGTCGCGGCCCGGTTTGAGGTTGATCGACCCAGGCAGCCGGAAGTTGCGCACTGGGTTGCAGGCACCGGGGTCGGTGTATCCCGCCTCGGCGATGGCTTTGATGGCCGCGCTAAATTCGGCCTTGGTCGGCTGATCTGAGAAGGCGTAGCCCCACTGGAACGAACCGGGGGAGGTCTCCATGATCCAAGTCGGGTCAAGCGGGGGCGTCTTGGACTTGGTGCCAATGTCGTCCAGCATCATCACCAAAATGTATTCGCAATTGGCAGCGGACGCTGACACCCGGCCCTCGGTGAACCGATCCACAATAAAGCTGGCGGTATTGCCGTACCATGCTTGGCCATTTTTAATACGCTTTGCTTCTGGCAAAAACGCCGGCCATGTGCATTTGACTGCGCCGTCAGCGTGCAGTTGAATGTCGCCCTCTGAAGTCAACTGTGGTTTTTGGCGCACAATGAGCGCCGTCTCGCCATCTGGGGCGAGTTTTGTGATAAAGTCCAAGAATTCCAAAACTTCTCTCCTTTGGTTAAGACGCCCGGCCAGTGCCTCACACTGCCGGGCGTTGTTGTTTTAAATACTGCACCATCCACATTCGTCTGCTGTAAGTTCCCGCACGTCTGCGCCGTCTAGAAAACTTTGAACATCCCACACGCGATGAACTTTAATATATTTTCGTGGGTTGCCTTCCGCTTTAAATTTTTCTTCAATTTTTAGCAGGCGCTCTAAGTTCTGACGCCCAAAGGGATCGTTGGCCACCAGTTGCCATTCAGATTTGCGCATCAGCAAACAAGGGTAGCACCCCACACGTTTGTGTCCTTTGCCGTACAAAGGATTGAGGGGGGCGTTCTCAGCCGCCAAATGCGCAAACACATCTTCAGTAGTCCAAGTAACGATTGGCAAACGTGTCTGGATGCGCCCAACAGATTCTTTTAATTTTTTGTTGCTGCTGTAGAAACCGCTGATGTCGCCCAGGTCAAAAGAATCATCGACGCTCAGATCGCCATATTTTTGGGTGCGATCCCGACTCTCATCGGAACGCATACCAAACCATATTTCGCAGTTCTCGTTGTTGTACCCTTTGGCTTGCAGCCATCTCAAAAATGGCTCCTGTTTAAGTTCACGGGTGCAACCCCGCGCCGCACTGTTGGGGAAATACTGAACTTTTTCAACAAAGCCAAACATGTCGCCATGTTTGCTGGTGGTGTGTTCAATGGTGACGTTATAGAAACGCTCGATCTCTTCAACATGTTTGTATGTCAGCGGATGATCGAATCCGGTGTCTTGGTGAACGCATACGATTTGCTTGCGTGGCACCCGCGCCAGCGCGATTGAGAGCACCACTTGAGAGTCTTTTCCGCCGCTGATGGGGACAATAGTTGTTTTCATTTTCCGTACCTTTTCATAGTTGTTACTTCAGCATCAAGGGGCAAGCCCTTGGCCCATGGTGGTGGCGTACACATCACCTCTTTCAATCGCACGGCCATTTCCTCTGGCCGGTCGGTCTCAATGACCACCTCATCATGGACATGGAGCACTACGTCATCAAGCTGGCGCAGCGTATGGCGCAGCAAATCATTGGCCGTTGCCTGCGTGATATTCTCACACGCCAAGCCCTTCCAAAGGCGGGCTCGGGGCCATTCTTTTGCGTCTGCTGCTGGTTTCCAAGCGGCCTTGGCGTAGCTCACGCCATCGGCGTCTAGCTTGGCAAACGGGTAGCACAGCACCCGCCCGGAGGGCAGAGCGTACCAGAGATGCTGGCCATCGAACAGGTACGTGACCCGGCCCACGCTGAACTCATGGCCCTTGTTGCGCATCGCCCTGGTGTAGGCTTCTTCAAGGTTTTGCCAGTAAGGCACAGACCAAGGGTTTGCCCTACGCCATGCGTCAACCATGCGCTTGGATTCGAACTCAGTGAGCTGCACGCCGTAGGCGCGGCCCATGGCCGCAAAGGCACCGACGCCGCCGGCAAAGCCGCAGGCAAGCTCTTGCACCTTGCCGATCTGGCGTTGGTCTTTGGTTACCTCATCGACCCGCACGCCAAAGGTGGCGGCGGCGTTGACCTTGTACACGTCCTCGCCTTTGGCAAAGATGGCCAGCTTGTCGTCCCCACGGCCTGAGAGCCACGGGTTGGCTCGGGCCTCTATCGCCGCCCAGTCAGCCACGACCAAATGTTTGCCGGGTGCAGGAATGAGCGCGGGCCTGAGCATTCCTTTGAGGACGTCGGTGACTCGTTTGCCGTACTTGGGGACGATGGCGTGTCCCCTGACCATATCGTTGCGTACGGTGCCGGGTACCTCAGCGGTTTTACGGGTGAAATTGTGTACTTGGGCGCCGTAGCTAGAAGCACGGCCTGTAGCCGAGCCTCCAGCAAAGACAAACGCGCCTCGTACTCTCTGATCTTCCACATCGGCAAGCTGCGCGAGCCTGCTAAATTTTGCGACCGACGAAGCCCAAAGGTCGTCGGCGCACTGGATGACTTCGGCAACAGCGGGCGGTACTTCATCTGGATTCTCCATCGCAAGCAAGTTGGCTCGCACAGTCTTGTCAATCGAATATTTCATCTCGCCGTCTTTGAAGGTCTCCATGAGCTTCAAAGCCTGCGGCCCCACGCGCTCAATGACCCACTGGCGCATCTTTGGGGAGCGCACGCTGGTGATGGCGCCCTCAGTGACCTCGGCCACGATCTGCTCGATCTCGATAAGCTCATCGCTGGCGTACTTAACAGCGGCCTTGCACAAGGGCACATCGACCAAGACGCCTCGGTCGTTGATGCGCTCGTTGACGTGGTAGTCGAGCAACTCATCCTCTGACAGTGGCCGCAGCGCCTTGCTGATTGAGCGCATGGCCCTGACGTCCTGTTCGCAGTAGGCCACCATCTCGGCCATCAGGGCCGGGTCTTGCCTGAAAGTTCCATCGGCCTGCGGAATTGAGAGCAAGCGAATCAACTGCGAGCCGCGATGGTCTTTCTTCATAGACGCGCCGGCAAAGCGCCCCACGTCTTCAAGCGAACCCGGCGCGCAATTGGCGCGAGCCTGGGTGGCGGTGCAGACAAACTGCTCCAGCTTGAAATTGATCTGCAACACGTACCAGAAAATTAAGCGCTCAAAAGCAGCGTTGTGGGCGTAAATTGGCCCCCAATAGACACGCACTTTTGCGGGGAATGGCTGGCCGGGCAACCATGTCTGCACGTCCTCGTCATCAAAAGCGTAGGACATGCACAGCACCTCGGTGCTTGCATCTTGAGCGTAGTTGTAAACGCCTGCGGCTTTTAGGTCGCAGGCGCTACGGGTTTCAAAGTCAAGCCAGAGCACGATTGATCCTCTCTTCATATAAAAGGCGGGGCGCGCAGGTGGGTTTAGTTTTACGGGGAGTCGAACCCCACCCACGACCGCTGCGCGCCCCTATTTCAATCAAGCAGACCGACGACGACGGCCAGCGGGGGCAGGCGCGGGGGCTTCGACAGCAACCTCAGGCTCACCGTCCATGCTGACCCACTCTTGCACCTCGAAAACCGGGGTGTAGATTTTGCCGTAGCTCTTGTGGGCGTAGTGATCCTTTTTGAGTTTCACAATTGCCACTGGCTTTGCTTGGTCTTTTTCGACCTGCTCTGCCAACGCTACAGCCAAGGTCTGCACAGAACGCTTACCGCCCACTGACGTGGTGGTGTACCGCGCTTCCATGCCCTTGTCTTCACCGCTGATGCACTTGAGGCTCATGCCCACTTGTGTCTCCCAGCCTTTTTTGGCGCCTGGGGGCGCTTCATCAAGCTCGGGCAACGGTTGGGACACCGACGCCATCTTCTCGGCCAACACCTCACCATCGCCCCAGGCAATAAAGCCGTGGACAAAGCTGAAAGGATTGATGGCCCAAGTGGAGTCGTCTTCCACTTCGGTCTGATCGGCACCAAAGACCCAATGGCCGGTCTTGTCCATCTTGAGGATGACTGTACCGGCTGGGCCAACGTCTGCTTGGATCGCGCGCAAAGCGGTTGAGAGGGTGGAGACTGCGGGCAAGCCCGCTTGAGAGAACGCTACTAGATTGGACATTTCTGTTCCTTATTGAAGTTTAGAAAGGGCAGCAGTTAACTGCTTCCCGATTTGAACCACCGCCGGCCTAGGATCACTCTCAGACGCGATGGTGGTACCCGAACTGACGGCGACGACCAGATCATCGGGCAGGGCTTGCTTGCGCTTTTTGAGCGCCTTCTCAGCCTTGGCCGGTGAAATGATTGATGTCTCCATCACCTCAGATTCTGTGAGACCGAACGCAAACAGGGCGACTTTGGCCTTGTCTTCGTCAGTCCACTGTCTGATGGCACGCTTGGCCACCAACTTGTAATCAGGCAGTTTAGCACCGCTGTCGAGCATCTGAAGGGCCAGCGCGCGCAGGTCAGCGATCCACTGCTCCAGCATGTCGGCGTTCTTCAGATACGCGCTGATCAGGGGCGCGTCCAAGGACTCGATAGATGTCTTCAACGCCCGGTCAACAGCGCCGGTCATCTGTGGGCAGATGGGCTTGGCTGCGCACCAGCGGCAGTGGTCGCCGGTCTTGAGCTCGGCGTCGGGTTGCTGAGCCAGCTTGACGGCCTGCACCAACTGCAATTCAAACTCAGCGATGCGCTTGGGCGTGGTCACCCAGCGCTTGACCTGCGGCGGCTGCACGATCACGCATTCGATCTCATCGACGCCATCAAACGCCCACTTGGCTGCTTCAGTGCGCATGGCCGCAGCGGCGTAAAACATCAACTGCGGATTTTCCACCACGTCAACCATGACACCATCGCCAAATTTCCAATCCAAAACGACAGCGCGTTGTCCACTCCGACCAATAAGATCAGTACTACCGAACACACCAGGGAGCAAATCACCAAACCCAACACGTGTTTCAGCTTCAATTTCCATCTCCTTATTTGGATCAATCTCATCGAGCGCCGCCAGCGCGGGCATCAGCTTGTTGTCGATCAACTCTTGCGTGAGTACTTGGTCTTCGTACTTGGTGCCCAGGTAGTGCTCGGGTGGGTTGTCGGTCATCACGATCTCAGCAATGACGTTGTGCAACAGAGTGCCCTCATCGGCGTATTTGTTGCTGGGCTGGGGCGGCATCTTTTGCACCAAGGCCACTGAGCCTGGACAGTTGATGACGCGCTTGGCGGTCGAACCGCCGACGATGTTACTGTGCTGCATCACGGGCCTCCATCATGGCGTCTGCGTATTCGTAAGCCATTTCAGCAATTATTTGAGGCATCGTTTTGTCCACTTTGGGCGTAGCCATGTGTGGGGCTAAATCAATACCGCCCTGCATGGCCTTGGCGGCGAAGTAATCGCGCAAGGTCATGCCTGTCATGTCGGTGCGGTGGGGGTTTGGGAATGCGTTCATGCTGTGTACTCCAGTGCTTGCAGTTTGCTGATACGGTCGTTGATTTCGGTGACCGTCTTTTGGTAGTCGGCCATCACCTTTTGCTTTTCTTTTTCCAGCGCGGCAATTTGCTGGGCGCGTGGGTCAAACTCACCAGGGACTTCGATCTCGATATCCTGCTTACAAATGTATGTGATAGAGGCGGTGTCGACCATCGGGTAGGTAGACACAACGTATTGGGCTTCATCCTCCCACCCCCATTTAGCGTAGTGAATGTGGACTGTGGTTTTGATTTTCAATTGAATCTCCTTTAGTTAATGAGCCTTGACTGTAGCATAAAAAATAAAAGTGTGCTAAACTTTTTGACATGCTTGAAAAAGAAATCGAAAAATATTTTGTTTGGACTGTGGAGCGCAGGGGCGGCAAGACGTGGAAGTTCACCTCACCTGGGCGCAAAGGTGTGGCTGACAGGATCGCCTGCCTGCCTGACGGCACGACATGGTTCGTGGAGTTGAAGACCAAGGGTGGCAGGTTGTCGCCCTTGCAGAAAATTTTTATGTCGGACATGGCGTTGCTCAACCAACGCTATGCGTGTTTGTGGACTAAGGAGCAAATTGATGGATGGTGTACCCGCTAAGTATTTTGCATTCCCCCCGTACCGCGCCGAAAGCCTTGGTGGCGATAAGGGTTGGTGGGGCGTGATGAACCGCAATGGTTTGAATGTGCTGACGTTCCCGGACAAACCTGGCGCGGTGGTGACCAGCGAAGAGAACGCAAAGCGAATCGCCGACGCATGGAACAAAGCAAAGTGAATTTTCGCCCCTACCAGGAGCAGGCCGCTGACTTCTTGTACGAGCACGACCGCGCCATGGTGTTAGCGCCCGTGGGTGCCGGCAAGACAGCGATCACGCTTGCCGCCATGGACGCCATGATCAAAGACGGCCATGTCAAGCGCTGGCTGGTGGTGGCACCCAAGCGCGTCTGTACCGACGTGTGGCCCGTCGAAGCACCCAAGTGGAGCAAGCACCTGAAGCTGGCCGTTGCGGTGGGCACACCCAAGCAGCGCAGCGCGGCGTTTAACAGCGGGGCCAATGTCATTGTGCTTAACTACGACAACTTGCAGTGGCTGGCTGACGTGTGTGAATGCGCGCCCGTAGACGGGCTGGTGTTTGATGAGCTCACGAAGTTAAAGAACCCATCAGGCGCGCGCTTCAAAGCGTTTGACAAGATCATCAAAGACGTGCCGATTCGCTGGGGCTTGACCGGCAGCTTCACCAGCAACGGCTTGGAAGATGTGTTTGGCCAGTGCAAGATCGTTGACCAGACGTTGCTGGGCCGCGCCAAGGGCGCGTTCATGCAGCAGTATTTCGTGCTGATCAACAAGGAGTTTGGTGAGTGGGCACCACGGGTTGGCTCACTGGCCAAGGTCATGGACAAGATCAAGCCTGCAACCTACGTTTTGGAACCAGGCGAGTACAAGGACAAACTGCCCCCGCTGCACGTCGTCGAGGTGCGCTGCGACCTGAGCGACCGCAAGCCCTACGAGAAGATGAAGGCCGACTTCGTGGTCGAGTTCCCTGACGCCAAGGCGATTGCGGCTAACGGGGGTGTGGTGACCGGCAAGCTACAACAAATGGCCAGCGGGTTTGTTTACGACACACGAAAGCAAGCCTCCGAAACACCCGGCAAGTTCATTGTCACACAGACGCCGGTGTGGTTTAGCCCGCACAAATTTGATCGCTTGGAGGAGTTGCTTGATGAGAACCAACACGCAAATACCATCATTGTTTACCAGTACCAAGAAGAGCTCGCCGAGCTCAAGCGCCGGTTCAAACCCACGACTCTTGACGACGACCGAGCCATCGAGCGATGGAATGCTGGACAAGTCAGGCTACTGGCCGTCCATCCAAAGTCAGCCGGGCACGGGCTCAACCTACAGCACGGTGGGTGTCACATGGTGTTTCTGTCCCTGCCGTGGAGTCTGGAGTTGTACGAACAGACCATTGGTCGTTTGCACCGCTCAGGCCAAGCACACGCTGTGTGGTGCTACGTGATGCTGACCAACAAAACGATTGACGAGAAAATTTTTGCCGCCTTGCATGACAAGCGGGCGGTGTCGGATATTGCAATGGAGGAACTTAAATGACCAGACTAGACCTGTGGAAAGCGCAACTCAAAGCGGCGCGATCCATACTGAAAATTCACCGCAAGGACGCCAACGCCGCTACGCGCACGTTACAGCACCACATTGACTTGATAGCTAAACTGGAGACAAAAATTGGAAATCACTTGGCGAAAACTAAACGCTGAACTTAAGACCTTGGATGAAGCCAAGGTTCTGGAGATGCTGACCCATGAACGTGAGTCAGCCAAACGAGTGTCTGTGCTGGAGCGATTGCACCAGCGCTACACGGCCTTGCGGGCATCCCGCGAGCGTATTGAAATACTACAGGAGGCAAGACGACCATGAGCGATTGGACACCACCCCCAGGCACCAAGATCACCCGACCTTGGATTAACGCCGACGACCCGCGCTACAAGTGGACAACCGGCGCTGACGTGCAGAAGACTTGGCGCAAGCAAGGCTGGGTGCCGCCCAGCGCGACCCTGCCCCCGCCCCCGCCTGAGAAGGTTATTGAACCACTGCGCCGAGTGAGGTAAGCCATGCCAGCATTTGACACATGGAGTCAGGAGAACCTGGCCAAGTTTGCCGCAGAGGCTTACGCCAAGATGCAAGAGCAAGACGACCGCATCCAGCAGTTGCAAAACGATTTGAAGACCGCCATTAACGCATATAGGGAGATTTTGAAATGACTGACAAAGAAGCAATGAAGCTGGCGCTTGACTGGTTTAAGTGCTATGCAGATGGATCAATGTCGCGCAACAACGCTGAGGCATTGGCAGATGAGGTGGTTGAAGCCCTCAAAGAACGATTGGCAGACCCCATGCGTGAGGTTCAGAGGCTTGGGCAAGAGATTGAGCAAGAGCCTATATGCCCCAAATGCAAAGCAAAGGTGCTTTATGAATGTGTTGCTTGCAGTAGCAACAACTACCCACCACCACAGCGCACAGAGCAAGAGCCTGTGGAGTTACCTTGTTGCGGATACACAGATGCAAGTGCAGTGAAGTGGAATCCGTTTAACGGCGTTGTGCAATGCCACAACTGTGGGCAGTGCTATACCACCCCACCACAGCGCACAGAGCCTGTAAGTGATGACATTGCATCCATCCTTGCGTGTCGAGATATGCTAGACGCACAACCAGTGCCGCCTCGCACATGGCTTGTTGATGCAGTCAAGAATGCCACCACCCCACCACAGCGCATAGAGGAGAAGAACACATGAGTTACATTGTGGCATCGTTGCCACCCATCAAATGCTTTGTAAAGCGTGAGTTCTTGTACAACGACCACAAAGGTCACGGCGAGCTTGAGCCTGCAATCTGGGTCAGTCTGAAAGCCTTGCGGGGCCAAGTGTTCCGTATTGAGTCCCTGTTGCCCGCATACGGCGCGCTGTACGATAAGCTGCCCATTCACGCCTACGTGTGGAAGGAAGACCATGGCAACCTTCCAATCGACACGCTCCAATTGTGGGACTGCATGGGGTATCGGTTCACAGTCATCGAGAAGATCGGCTTGCGTAACCTGGGCGTTAAATTCTTGGGCAAAGACAAGCAATGGCACTTTGGGCGGTACTTGTTCACCGTGGACTTCTGCGCTGATGGTATGGACTTGGACACGGGCTTTACCGAGCAGGCCGAAGAGCACAAGAGCTTCAACTGGATTCAGTTGGACAACGGCCAGTTTGCCTGCCAGCCTAACAACCGATGCCTGTGGTATGACCAGAGCCTAATACCCGTTGAGACAAAGTTTCCTGACTTCCAAGCGGCGCAGCGTCTGTGGACGGTGGACGGCACACGCAAGTGGTCAGCAGGCGACGATTGGTTTTACGACATTAAGGAGAAGAGCACATGATAGAAACCATACTCACCATATTTGCAGTTGGGTTCCTTGGCATTGCGCTGGCCATCGGCGGCGTTTGCGTCATGGTCTGGTTAGCGCTCAATGAAGACTAGAGGCGGTGCCAGGCCGGGCAGCGGGCGCAAGCCCACGCCCATCAGCGAGTCTAGGGCCATAACGCTGTGGAACGAAGGCGTCAGCAAGAAGGAAATCGCCAAGCGCTTTGGCGTGGACTATGCGGTGATCTTGTATTTTTTTAGGAAAAAGTTCAGGACATGAACAGCGCGGCTTCGTCCTTGCGGCGGTTTTCAAGCCCTCTGAGCACTTTGCCACCGGCCTTGCAGTACTGCAACAGCGACGCTATGGCCGCGTTGTTTTCCCCGCGAAGAACCTTCTGACGGAAGGTGCTGCGCTGTAGCGTTCCCAGACCAACGTTAAAAGCAAAGCTGACGCAAGCGTCGTATTGGCCTTGGGTAAGAGCCACGGGAATAAGCTGGGCCACGCCGCGCTCAAAGCGTTGGAGATCGGCTCTAAGAATTCCATCTACTTCGTCCTTTGAAAACGTGCGATTGTCTTCTGGGCGAAGCGGGTAAGCGCCTCTTTGATCGATTGGAATTTTTGCTTGATCTGGGTAAAGAACATGACCTACTCCTATTGTCCAAAGCTGTGCTGGGCACCGATACGGCTTGTACCGAATGCCCTCATGGTGCTGGATCATCTTGATCGCATCAGCGCTGACGTTCATTTCGACTTAAACGCTTGGCCACCAAACCAGAACGACACAATGCAAGCCCAAATGATCTGGGTTTCATCGTCCCACAGGTGATTGAGCGCCACATCAAAGGCAACGTCTGTATGCCAAGCATAATAAAAACCAAAAATCTCAACAAACATAAACATGGCAAACATGCCGTAGGTGATGACGCTGCGCGTTGCCGCACGCATGTTGGTCACCCAGATGCTGGCGCCTTGGCCCAGCGCGATGTCGTGCGCATACAGGGCTTGGCGCTCTTGCATGGCCGTCTGGTTGTTGGTGACCTCGGCGTTGATCTGAATCTGCTCAGTCTGGATATGCTCAATGCGCTCCTGGGCCTCTAGGCCAGCTTTCTTCAAGGTCAGCTCGCGCTCGGTTTGCATGGCGGCCAGCGCCAACTCATGCTTCTTATCGGCGCGGTCTTGGAATAGCTCAAGGATTTTGGGCAAGCCGCCCATGAGGAAACTGATTAGGCTGGAAAACAGGGTCAGCATGTTTAACCTTTTAATTCAAAACTGAGGTTGGTATGGCGCGGGTACTGCACAACGCGCTCGCCCTCGGGGCATTTGTATTTGATGGTTGCCAGCAAGGTTGCCTTGCCTTCAGCAATCTTCTCTTTTCTCACCATGGTGAGTTGGTACGTAAACGTGTCGATCTCTGGGCCTGCTGGGCCGCTGAATCGGCTGGCGGTGGTGGTGGCTTCATGCACCATCCCCGCTGCGTCCCGAATGCTTGGCGTAAAACTTTCAACAGAACAATCATCCCGTTTTTTTATTCGTGCAACGGTGACGTTGATGGGCTGGCCAGCTTCTGCCACGATCTTGAAATGCTCTGGTGACCATTCAAGAATGGCCCTATCAAACCAACCAAACTTGTCGGCCAGCGTGTAACTGCCGCCCAGTGCGGCAACGCTTGCGGCGACCGCGCCAATGGCTTTGGTGAGGTCAATCATTTGTCGGCCTTGTTGTCGAGCTTGTCAAAAATCTTGCCCAGCATGTCGCGGATGTCGCGGATGTCGGCCTTGTAGTCGTCTTTGCTTATGTAGTTATGCGGCATGTTGCGCACGTCGCCGTCCAGCCGGTCGATGGCAATGTAGATGCGGTTGAGCGTCCACCCGCCGAAGAACCCGGCAATTGCCACGGCGATGTTGAAGAGTATTTGGTAGTCCATCATTTGCCTGTTGATCCGACACCGCGAATTTCCACGCGAAATGGTTCGTTTAATGCGTTTTGGTTTTCTTGCGTTGGGGCCAAGGCGTTTTGTACTTGTGTGTAGACATTCAATTTGGCCGGGCTCAATTGGTTATGCGACTGCCCTAGCGCCCGCAGCACGTCTAAACGCTCAGATGCAGGCACTTTGCTCATAAGGTCTTCAAAGCTCTTGGCTGATTGAAATCCCTTTTCCAATTCTTTCATCACGTTGGCGCTCATCTTGTCTTTGAGGATGTCAAGCATCTGATTGGTCAATGTGACCTTGACATCCAAAAAGCTGGGCAAGCGAAACTTAGATTGGTTAGCCTCCAAGATTATCTTCATGGCATCTGCGCCGGTCTGAGTCTGACGCACAACTTCAGCGTTGCGTTTTAATTCGGATTCAACGCCTTTAACCACGTTCATTTGTTGTGGTGACAACACTTGGCTAAGATCATCATACCGAGCTGCGCCGGTAGATTTTTTGAGCAACGCTGATTCACCACGGCCTAACGCGGTCATAAATGGGCCAGCTCGTTCGCCCACGCCAAGCGGCTGCTCAAGAACATCTTGCATTGCGCCCAAGACTTTGGCTTGGTTAACTGGTGGCGATGCAGCGGCAAACACTTGTTGCGCCTTTTGATACCCCGGCAACGCTTGTTCAATTGTGTTTTTGACGCCGATTAAATTTTTGACAATAAACTTATTGTCTTTGGATGCAATCAAATCTTTTAAGTTGTCTAAAACTGAAGATACTTGCTGCGCATCAGCACTGCTTTCCAAACCAGTTTTTATTTGGTTCAGCGCAGACACCAACTTTGCGTTGCCTGGATTGGCGGCAAGCAGCGTATCAATCTGTTGCGTCAAAGGCGCAACGTTGATTGCCACACCTGGTTGCGTAGCCGCCGTGTACAACGGCCCACTTACGTTTGCTCGCATTGCCTCTGCGGTTTGCAAATCAGGCGTGGCGGCTCGCAAACGCGCCATACGATCTGCCTCTTGCGCGGTTTCTACGGCCAACGCACGCCCAGGTGCAGTTTTAGCTTGAACAGACTCACCAAGATATTGCACTTGCGGTGAAGTCACATCTGCCAATGCTTGACGCACAGTCATGCCTGGCGGCGCAGCGGCCAACGCATTTCGAGCGGCGGCTAGGTTTTGTGGCGTTCTGCCTTCTTCAGTCAGCGCATTGCGAACGATGTTGCCCGCGCGCGCCGCAGCGCGTTGCCCGCCCAAAGCATCGATTACGTTACCCGCGCCTTTAGCGCCTAACGCTAATCCATACCCCGCCGCCGTAGTAACGGGTGCCAAGGGATTGGTATACGTGCCTATGGTGGCCAAAGGCGCGGCGATTCTTTCCGCAATAGGTGCAGCACCCGCAACTGTTTGCGCTACCGATGGAGCCACGCGACTTAACGCGCCTGCGGTTACGCGAGGCGCGGCTTTAATCAAACCTGCGGCACCGGTTAACAAAGATGATAGATCGGACGCTGCGCCCACGGGGTCAGTCGCCAACGTGTTTTTTAGCCCGTCTATGCTGCCATACCGTTCTTTAAACATACCGCCAACGGCGTTTGCAGTTTCAATTGCACGTTTGGCTGCGTCAGGATTGGTGTCTATCTGATTGACCAAATCAACAACACTTTTAGGCAATACGTTTTGCAAAGCGCCTGCGCCAATGTCAAGGATGCCTGTTGCAGTTTGTACTGGGTTGGTAATAGCGGTCACCAAACCTTTGTAAAAATTTACCGCGCTTGGCCCAATGTTAGCTAACGCTTCGCCGGGCACGTCAGACCAAGCGCGGCGTGGGCCGGGCATGCCACCACCACCACCAGATTCCATTTGAAACCCTGGCGGCAATTTCATGCCGGCAGGTTGTTGCGGCGGCGCGGCTTGCTCAAGTTTAAATCCAGGTGGTAACGCCATTATTTAGCTCCTGCTGGTTTCCATGTGTTGCCGCCATCAGTAGACTGAATACGAGCGCCGGTCGTAGGGTTCACCGCAAATATTGCGCCAGATGATAGCGGCGGCACGTCGGGCGCGGCTTTAATTCCTAAGCCCTCCGTTGCCGATTTAGGTATTTCTTTAAATCGGCGGTTCCAATTCTCTACGCTACGAGTTGCAACTCGATGCTGTATCGTAGCTAACTCAGTAAGGGTTTGTGGGGTATACGTAATTGCGCCGCCTGCAATCCCTTGCAAGAATTTAAGATCTTTATCTGTAAATCCTTGGCCGGTACCTAAACCTGCGCCTTTAATTGCATCAAGCGTGCTCTGGCCTGTAGCAGCGATAAGCGCTTCAGTGTTGGCAATTTTTTCGTCGTTGCTTGCGCCTACAACATTCAAAGCACGTGCAATATTCAACTTGACATCTGCAATAGGCCCAGTAAATAGATTGCCTTGGCTAACCAAATTAATAATTCGATTTGCACTTTCAGCCAATTGAGGTGCCTTTTCTGCCGCGCCTAATTTATTGCTATCGCTGTCTGCAATTTTGCCGGCAAATTGTTCACCGTATTTTTTTTCTGTACTAACGGTGACACTTGTTTTAGGCGTTGAGATAGCCTTAAAGTCGGCAAACGAGCCTCTGTAATTGCCACCTTCAGGTGTTTTTGCAAACTCAAAATTTTTCCTCAAATCGGTTTGAGTTGGCGGCGCTTGTTTTAGCGCCGTATATTGTTTAAACCCTTCGGGCGTAAGGGGAAGACCTAACCCCTGCATTTCTCTTTGTGTGTCTGTTTGTCTAGACGCCAAAGCAATTCTTGCGTCCAAAGCGCGGGCCATTTCAGGCTTACCCATAGCTATGAATGCGTTTTGTTGGGCAAGCAAAGTATTTACATCTAACCCGCCCGGCACAGTAGCGGCAGGAGCCGCAGCAGGCGCAGCCAAAGCATTTGCAGCCGGCGCAGGCGCGGGAGCAGGTGCAAGTTGATTGACACGGGGCTCAGGGGCCATACCAAACGTACCCGAACCTAACGCGCCAGCTTGCATGGTTGGAGCTAATGCATTGGTTACGGGGGCAGCGGAAGCCGGTGCAGCAGTTGGAGTCTGGCCCATACCCATAATTTTTGCAACTTGATCGCGCTCATCCAACTTCTGACGCAAGCTAACACCAAACTCAATAAACTTGGGGTTGCCGGAATTAAGATAAGCATTAGCGATTTGGCGTATGTCTGCCGGGCCGCCATTCTCTACGGCCTTGGCTTGAATTTGCTTGAGCGTTTCGTCATCACGGCGCATCTGATCAAGCTGCATTTGGCTAACTTGATTTTGATTTTGCATTGATTGAATTTGCGCAACTTGGGCATACTGGGCCAATGGGTTGGCCACTTCAATGCCTTTAACGCCCAGTGCAATGGAAGGATTGAGTGCCATGATTAATATCCTCCACCGGGCTGCATAGGTACGTCGTAATACCCATAGCCAGCCGAAGCAGGCCCGCTACCGATTGCGTTGTATTGATTCATAAAATTACCGCCGCCGCTACCACGGGCGTTAAGCGCGTTAACCAAGTTGTTGCCTTGGTTGTAGTTCAAATAGGTGCTCAAGCCGCCGGTCAAAGCATTGGCCGCACCGACTTGACCTGCTGCGCTTGCGGCTGCGCCTGATGTCATCAGGTTGCCCATGTTAGTAGCTGCGTTTTGCCCGGCAGCGCCAATTTGACCCGTGGCCGTCTGACCAATGCCTGCAAGAGCCGCCAAACGGTTGTAGCCTGTGGCCTCACGCGCCACATCGGCGTTGTAGCCCGTCAGCGCCCGGTTGTAGGCGTTTTGGTACTCTTGGCTACCTAAGTCTTGGCCGAACCGTTGCGCGGCCTTCAACGCCCCGCCAGAGATCAAACCGCCTCTAGCGGCGGCGCTTCGATCCAGCGCCTTCTGGCCTTCCGACAATCGAAACGCATAGCCTGGGTCTTGACCCAAATTAACTTGACCAGTAAACGCTCCCGGCATCATGTTGCGTTGCGCTTCAAGTTGGGGTAGCGCGCGAACGCCAGCTTGGCGAAACGGTTCTTGCAACGCCGCTTGTTCTCTGAACATTTGCAATTGCGCATCAGACGCGCGGCTGGCAGCGTCTGCCTGAGTGCTGGCCGCGCTGCGCGACGCGCTGCTGCCCAATAGTGCGCCACCAAAAATTGCGGCGGGGATCATCCAAGCCATATCAAACTCCTTCGCTTAAAAGCTGTGCAATCTTATGCACTTGCCGATTATCCACAGGTGCAACAATCATGTCGTCAATCTCATCTTCATCGGTGCACTCAGTTGCATGAATGCAGTACCAAACAACGTCTGTCAAAGAACGAATGCCGTGGTGTTTACCTGCCTTAACAGTTATGCACGCCGGGGCGTGCATCACGGTAGAGTCACCATCAACAATCAATTCAACTGAGCCTTTAGCCAGCACCGACAAATGGTCAAACTTGTGCGTGTGCTGAACCAACCATTTATCGGCGGGAATAAATGTTTCCTTGGCGTAAACGCCGCCACCAAAATGATGCTGGACGTCAGGCTCAATAAACTTCATTAAGTCACCTCACGGCCACTGACGCGCATGTTGATCGCTGTGGCAGTGCCTGCAATGGTGCTGATAAAGTCGCCCACACCCAGCACCTGGCCCACCAACTCGGGGAAAGTATAGACCTCAGACGCCTGGAGCGTCTTGGTCTTGGTGATCAAGTTGGCGTTGCCGGCAGACCCGGACACCGTGACCAAGTTGACGCTGATGGTCGCAGCGCTGCCGCTGTAATTGGTCGCGGTGAATTTGTCAATGATGGCCGTGACGCCAGTAGCTGTGTACTGGGTGGTCTGGCTGTTCTCCACATTTTTGGCCGGGACAAGGACTTTGACGGTGACTGTCATGGGTTACTCCAGTAAAAGGCAATTGTTAGCGGCAGCTTGCATGATGACCCAATTGGTGCCGTCAGACACCATTGTCGCCCA